CTTCGGACTGAATCCAGTCACCCTCCAGTCCGAACCAGCACTCCCGATATTCAAGTGAGAAACTGCCTGATTTATTCGTCTCGGCCATTATCATCTCTGAGTAGTCACCGGTCTTACCCAAAGATGTGACAACTCTTAATATGCCCGACACATCAAGATCAGCATACCCAAACGAATCAGGTGAAGCGATGATAGTTAAAGGATTCAGCACCCCATTAATGGTTAATCGGCCCTCGAAGTAATACCCGGCGTGAAGTGTATTGTCATTGAAATACGAGTAGTCCCTGTCGGGATCGAATACCGGATCACCAGGATCGAAACCCGACTGATAAGCAATGTTAGTGTCAATAATCGTATCAGTTGAACCAGCTTGCACTTCTCCAACAAACATAGCATTAAGAGTACGGTTGAAAACTGAGACCTGATCGCCTTCAGATCCATTGTATAAACCAGCCCCGACAGTCAGGCGCAAAGCCCCTCCGTTATCGGCAGCAGAGACAATATCGAAGTCCCTGCGAAGCAGCCGGAAGTTGTTAGGACTTTCCGTTGCCAGCCATCGACAGGTTACCGGCGGTGCTTCCTGTACGACGTATTCAGGAGTTGAGACAAGTGTTATCATATTACATCTTTTGTGATTTTGTCAGCGAGTGCAAAAAATTTCTTACCGATCGCCTCAATAGTTTTCTCACGCTCAGAACGATAGACATCGACGAAAATACGGTTTCCGAGATTGTACTGCTGGTTCCCATATCTGTTAATATACCATGTTAGCCGTTTCGCTTCATTGTCTCGTTGCTCTTCTGTCGTGCCTTTCAGCATACCACGTTTAGCCATCCATGCCTTAATCTTCAGATATAGCTTATGATCTTTATTCTTTAATCTTGGCCCTCGTCCCCATTCTAACACACCCATCCAATAGGGCACTAACACACCCGCTCCATTTTCACGCACTTCGATCTCCCACATATCCATGACTGACTTGGAAATCTTATTGCCGTGATACCCGTTGCGGTTACCGACGTTGCGGACGAACGCTTCAAGGTCAGGTTTTATTTGCTCTCCTAACATGGCACATTAACACGGTTTTCCAAGTAATATAGATCGAGCGTCATAACCCACCCGATCAGGTTAGCATCGTATTTTGATTCAACTATCTTATTAATACGAACCGGAGTTACTTTCTTAAACTCAGCCGTAATGATTAGCCTTGTTATTATCTGTTTACAAATGTCAAGTAACGTTTGTAACATTGCCTCATGATCATCGGCAGGCTCTTCCATGCTCGTTATCTGTTTAAGCACTTCGATATAAAGCGGGTTCCAATGTTCCTGAATCGAATTAGCGTGTACTTCCAGTACTCCGTTGTCAGGCTGAACGATCACCCCGATAATATCTGAAGGTATGCCTATGTCAGTACGCAGATTAACGATCTGCCGTTGCTCGTATATGACAATCGTACATCCTGAATCACTGACGACCTGTTTAAGTGTTTCTGTTATCATTTCTTCTTTGCCTCTTTAGTTACTTGCTCCATGTACCTTTCCCGGTAGTCGTTCTGCTCCTTCGCCATCTTGAAGCGTACAAGACACTCGTTATACGGAGTCAGCAGCACTTCGGGAATACTGATCTTCAGCACATCACTCAGGAAATCCAATGCTGCCATCTGAGCGAATACGTCCAGCTTATCAATGCCGGCTGCCAGCTCTGTCTTTGACGGTGAGCGGTGCAGCAACTTATTCTCTCTCTCTGCCATCTCAGCGATGAGGTTGACCAGGTGAGTAGCGACAGGGTAAACATCTATCGCCCTGCATTTGACGACCTGACGACCCATCAACAGAGCCCTGTCAGCGTCCCATTTATCATTAGTGAAGATAGGATAGTAATAGCCCTCAATGGATCGCAGGATAACACCGTAATCATTATCTTCCGTCTCAGCAAAAAACAGTCTTTGCCCGTAGCAGATATTACCGCAGAACTCATTCATATCCTTCGGAACCATCAGGTACTTATGTCGTATCTTCAGCCTCTCAGGTCGTGGCATCTGTACCAGCCCGTCAGACAGTCCGGAGTACTCCCCGTCGAGCATCATATCCAGAAGGGTCAGTCTGTCTATTGGAATTGCCATACCTGAGTAAATGAAGGTTTTGTTATTGTGTTCATAAACCAGTACCTAACGGCATCAATAGTATGGTCAAACCCCTTCATCGGAACACCGGCTTTCTTATCTGACCAGACATAATTATTAAGCTCCTTTGCAAGATTCGCACTCCCTTCGGTAATCACAATCTCATAATCCTGCATCATTTTCAGGGCCTCGCTGATAGTCCACTTCTTTTTATCTATCGGGCGAATATTAAAATATCTCCTTAGTTCAGCTATCATACGGGCATCAGCACAGTCGGCAATAATAAGATCGTTCCTTCCGCAATGAGCGGCGATCATCTGCCGTAGCTGGTCGGCTGAGTTACCGGACTTGTAAATCTTTTCGTCACAATAGATGATTTTACGCTTCTGATCTATTGCAACCCTGACCAGAACATCAGGATCATTGAACCCAAAATCACAACCATAACCAAAGGCAAGCGACGTATCGAACTCCCCGTATCGCCAGTTGGATAAGATAGCCCCTTCAAGTCGTCCGAGCTCACCAAGTCCATAGACCCTCCACCAGTTCTCAAAGCCCGGCTTATTGTATTTCGCAAGAATGTTGTTCAGCTCTTTTTCAGGCAACCAGGGATTATCTGCAAAACTGCTCTTGATAAGTACATGATCAAAGAACGGCAGAACCTTCTCATGTAGCCAGAACTCCTGATCAGGGTTAAAGTCAAGGAATACCGCTCCTCGTGTGCGTGTTGAGAGCTGGTCGTAAACCTCGTAAGTGATTTTGCGGTTACACTCATTGATAAACAGAATATCCCTTCGTGGTCCGTGAGCTTTCGCTGTATTACCTTCAATCCCGAAGAACTCGATAGATGAATTGCCAATGTAATATGTGGATTCGCTGATATTCTTTAGTGCTCTGGGGTTTTCTCCCATTGTCTCAAGTATCTTATCGAAGTCAGACATTGCACCCTGTTTCAGATGAGGCAGGGCGTACGATGCAACCGTTATGCGCTTCGTTTCTTTCTTAGCAATGAAATATAGTAGTTGAAGTATTGAGTAGGTCTTAGAGCTTCCCTGACCTCCCTGGTTGATGATCAGATGCTCCCCTGCTTTGTAAGCATCGAGGTTGCGGAAGAATATGTCACTCAGGTTTGCTGTCATTCAGGAACTCTTTTAATTTCTTTGCGTTCTTGTCTGATGTGACATTGATCCTGACTTCACCATTAAAATCAACCTTAGTTTCTGATCGATCTGTTAATCCCAAATCGCGGGCAATAATATTGGCATTAAGTAGATCAGCTGATGCTCCCTGAAACTTCTGATTGTAAATGATTGTCTCTATCTCGCGTATGACTGTTAAAAAATCTTTATCAATTTGCGTAAGTTCTTCATCTTTTAATGCCGATCTTAGTGATTTGAATGCTCTGAAATATGACTCACTACAATTAAGATAAAAACATAACTGAGAAAGTGTCATTGCTCTCATTTTCGGGAAGTCCTCTTTTGTGACTACCCCCCGATAAGCAAAGCCCCGCATCTCGTAAAGTGGATTATCTTCGCACCATTGGAAATATTCGCAGGCGGCGTCCCAGAGTAATTCGGGAGTTGCGAATAACTTATCTCTGCCATGCTTCGCTCGTAGCTTCCAAAATTGATTGCCGACAGGCGCACTCATGCGGATAATTTTTTACGAATATACGTAATAATTTAAAAAATGATACATTCAGCTCATAAATTAATTATTATAATCTATGCCGAGGGGGTAATCTGCAAATGTTAAAAATTGTTAAATCTTCACTCTGTTTTACATAATTATTTTTTTTATATCATTTATATGTTTTATATTTGTTGTATCAATTTAAACCAATTCACATGGAAACAACAGGGATAGTCGTACAAGTACCGGATGATTTTCACATCAGGCTAAAGGAATACGTTCTTTATCTTGAAAAGAAAGGGATAAAAAAGACTAAGGCTGAAGCATTGCTTATGCTCGCTGAACTTGGTTGCAAGAAAGAATACTTGAAATTTTACTCAAAATAGTTATTAATCAAAACCGCAAAGACAATGAAAACAACAGCAAGAACTACCAGACACAAAAGGATCTACAGAAACGGACACCTCCTCTACTTGGTACACAGCATCGACGAGGTCTGCACCTGCTACGGAGCCAATGACGGAAGATACACCGGGAAAGTAACCTGCACCACCTGCGGAAAACTCCTCCAGAGCTACGTAACATTTGAAGAAAAATAACCACCAAATAACCGCAAAGAGATGAAAACAGCAGAAGCAACAAGGCTCTACAATGAAGCTGAAAGCAAGATCAAAGAAATCAATTCAAAAATGTGTTTCATAGACCGTGCGATAAAGATCGCAGAGTATCTTACCAAGATGTATGGTGATGAAACCGCAGATGAAATACTTGAACTTGTATTTGAAAATGAGTGTTAACAACCTTTGCGGCCCGCCCGGCGATCATTTCAAAGGGTGTGGCCGCTTAAATTTTAAACCATGAAAATTGATTTTACAAAGTTGATTGCCGAATCCGGTGAAAAGCTCACAAAGATTCAGCTTGCCAGAGAGATGACAGCCGAAGGTCTGTTTAAGAATGTTCGATCTGCAGAAATGATGATCCAATACCATCAGTCTGGCCGGGCAAAGTCATGCGATTGGGCACTATTGAAATATCTCTGTCGGAGGTTCAACCGCAAAGGCGCAGATGTTATAAACTGGAAATAATATACCGTAATGAAAACAACAAAACTTGAACGACTAAGTGCCTGTAAGGAAGCTGTTCTTTTCAGTGCAAAATTTGAAACTCCAAAGGAAGCATGGGAAAACTGCCCTCGTGGAGATTGGATGTTGTGGATTGCTTCACGACTTAATGTTGATAAAAGACTTCTAACGCTTGCAAAAGGAAGGTGTGCAGAGACTGTATTACATCTTATGAGAGATCAGAGAAGTAAAGACGCAGTACGGGCAGCTATTGATTTTGGAGAGGGCAAAATAGATACTATACAATTAGAAAGTGCTGCTTATGCTGCTGCTGCTGCTGCTGCTGATGCTTATGCTGCTGCTGCTGCTGCTGCTGCTACTTATGTTGCTGCTGCTGCTGCTGTTGCTGCTGCTGCTGCTGCTGCTGCTACTGCTGCTTATGTTGCTGCTGCTGTTGCTGCTGCTGCTGCTTATGTTGCTGCTGATGCTGAGGCTGCTGATGCTTATGTTGCTGCTGTTGCTGCTGCTGCTGCTTATGTTGCTGATGATGCACGAAAACAAAACCAATTAGCAACAGCAAATATATGCAGAGAGATTTTAACCGATGTAGTTCTGTCTGCTTACAATCTACCGCAATGAAAAAACGTAAATTTATTATAGATGTAGCCTTTGACCTCATGGCTGCCAATTCAATCACAGAGGTTAATCAGATCAAGACCGCTAACGTTGTACTGTTCGACTGCTTCCCGGTGCTGTTCCGTTTCTCTCTTAATGCAGAGCAGCGGATCAGGAGAATAGAAAATGAGAAGTGTTTAAGTTGGAAAACTAATCTTAACTGATATGAAATTCAAAGTAAATTTCGAGGTAGTTTTAGATGTAAATTCTGACGACTACGATGACGGCCTTCTTCTGGCTAAAGCCGAGGCCGAAGGAATGAGCCGGGTACTCATGGCGAATACTAACTATCCAAAGTTTAAGATCAAAGGTGTTCATGCCGACTTGAGTGAGCAGCTTGCCGAGTTGAAAAAGAACACCGATGATATGTTCGAGGCTATTGCATCAATAGTGCGTCCACCCACAACTACTAAATTATGAACGTAGACCTTAAAGAAGCAATAGACTTCATTGACCTCTCTGACTTCAGCGAAGGTAGGTTTAATGTTGATGTTAACCTGCCGGACGGACGTTCGGTTAACCTATACGGGATTGTCGAGTTTCATGGCCGGACTGT